ATGACTTACTAAAGATTATACACTACACAATGATAGCAATTTACATACTAAGGCAGGAGGAAAAGAATGGAGAAAAAAGGTGAGCATCCTTATCTAGGAATAATCATAAACTATGATAGAGATAAAAAACTAGACAAGTTTAGTTTAGATACTCTTAAAGACAGATACTTATGGCAAAGCGAAACTTCGCCTCAAGAAGCTTTTGCTAGAGCTTCAGTATTTGTTTCTACATTCAAAGAAGAAACCGACTTTGACATGGCTCAAAGAATTTATAACTATGTTTCTAATCTTTGGTTTATGTTTTCTACTCCTATTCTTTCTAATGGCGGTACAACTAGAGGATTACCTATCAGTTGTTTTCTTAATTATGTTCCTGATAATCGTGAAGGTTTATCTAGCCACTATGATGAAAACATTTGGTTAGCTAGTTCTGGTGGTGGTATTGGTGGTTACTGGGGAGATGTTAGAAGTGATGGTATACCTACAAGTAATGGTAGTAAGTCTACTGGCTCAATACCATTTATGAAAGTAGTAGACTCGCAGATGTTAGCTTTTAATCAAGGGGTAACTAGACGAGGTAGCTATGCTGCTTACATGGATATATCACATCCAGAGATTGAAGAGTTTATGGTTATGAGAAAAGAATCCGGTGGCGATGTAAATAGAAAATGTTTGAACTTACACAACGGAGTCAACATAACTAATGCATTTTTAAAAGCTGTAGAAGATGATGACGATTGGCGACTAATTGACCCTAAGACAAATGAAGCTGTTAAGATTATAAAAGCTAGAGAACTCTGGTCCAAACTATTAGATGCTAGAGCAGAAACTGGAGAGCCTTACATTGTTAATATAGACAACTGTAATGATGCTCTACCGCAAGGACAAAAAGATTTAGGTTTAGAGGTAAAACAAAGTAACTTATGTTCAGAAATAACTTTACCTACTAATGACGAAAGAACTGCAGTCTGTTGCTTGTCAAGTGTTAACCTTGAACACTTTGATGAATGGTCTAAAGATGATAAATTTATAGATGATTTAGTGACTATGCTTGACAATGTGCTAGAACACTTCATTGAAAATGCAGTCGATTTAAATTCACTTGGAGGTTACAATGCAAACTATGAGAGATTTAAAAAACATATTAAAGAAGGCAAAGAAGGTTTTACAAAAGCTGCTTATTCAGCCTATCGTGAAAGGTCTATTGGTCTTGGAGCAATGGGTTTTCATTCTTATTTACAAAATCAAAACATACCCTTTGAGGGAATCTTCTCGACTGGCATCAACTATAAATTATTTAAGTTCATCAAAGGAGCTGCTGTTAGTGCATCTCGAAGACTTGCTGTATTACGGGGGGAAGCTCCTGATATTTCTAATTCTGGTCTTAGGAATTGCCATCTCCTTGCTGTTGCACCTAATGCTAGTTCCAGTATTATTTGTGGGGGAACTTCTCCATCCATCGAACCCATCAGGGCTAACGTCTTCACTCATAAAACGTTATCTGGAAGCTATAAAGTTAAAAACAAAAACCTCGAAAAACTCATCAACAAAAAAGTAACTGACCCTAAAAAACGTAAAAAAGTTTGGCAAGATATTAGTGATAATCGTGGGTCAATACAAGAGTTAAAGTTATTTACAAAAGAAGAAAAAGAAATATTTAAAACCGCAGATGAGATAAATCAAATTTGGGTTGTCGAACATGCGTATAAACGACAAGAGTTTATATGTCAAAGTCAAAGTGTTAATTTATTTTTTATCTTACCTGATTCAAGTCAGAATCAAGAACAGCATAATGAATACTTACAGTATGTTAGTGATGTTCATTGGTATGGTGCTAATAAATTAAAATCACTTTATTATTTTAGGTCTGATGCTGCTAAAGCTGCAGAGAATGTTAACATTAAAGTTCCACGAATTAAGTTAGATGAAGTGGAATGTATTGCTTGTGAGGGATAAATGAGCTTATTAAAAACTAGAGATTACTACAAACCTTTTGACTATGGTTGGATGTTTGAGTATTACGATTTACAAAACAGAATGCATTGGCATCCTATGTCAGTGCCACTACATACTGATGTAAAAGATTGGAATGAAAAACTATCTGATTCGGAAAAGAATTTACTTACTCAGATATTTAGATTGTTTACTCAATCAGATGTAGATGTTGCTTCGGGATATGTTGAAAGATATATGCAACTTTTCAAACTTCCAGAAGCTAGAATGATGATGCTGTCCTTTGGTAACATGGAAGCAATCCATCAACATGCCTACAGTTTATTATTAGATACTGTTGGTATGCCTGATATAGAATACAAAGCTTTTGCTGAATACGAAGAAATGTCCGACAAACATGCGTACATTACAGACCTTAAAACTATTAAGTCTGATAAAAGGACTATCGCCAAAGCTTTAGCTGTTTATTCAGCCTTTACGGAAGGCTTACAGCTATTCAGTAGCTTCGCTATACTGATGAACTTTCAAAGATATGGCAAGATGAAAGGTATGTGTCAGATTGTAGCATACTCTATTAAAGATGAGAGTTTACATGTAGAAGCCATGACTAGATTGTTTAGAGAATTTATCAAAGAAAATTTAGATATTTGGACAGATGACTTTAAAAAAGAAATCTATCAGATATGTAGAGATATGGTAAAACTTGAAGAAAAGTTTCTTGACTTAGTATTTGAGATGGGAGATATAGAAGGGCTAACCAAAGAGGAAATGTATGCGTACAACAAATACATTGCCGATAGAAGATTATTGCAGTTAGGACTTAAACCTAACTTTAATCAGAAAGATAATCCTCTGATGTGGTTAGACGATGTGTTGGGAGTTGAACATCAAAACTTTTTTGAAGGTAGAGCTACTTCATATCAGAAAGCTGGACTCAGAGGTGATTACGGACAATTAACCTTTGCAGGATTTAACAATGAAAACGAAACGAAATGAAGCACAACTTTTAGCTTATAGATTACTGTATGACAAAAGCGGAAACCTTGTCACAGAAAGAACCAAAGTTGATATAGCGAAACTTAAAAAATATCTATCCCGACAAGACTATGAAAATCTTCGGGTTATCATAAGAGAAGCTACAGTTAAACTTGATGAAATACATAGTTATATTGAATCTTGTTTAAATGCCCGTGTTCAAAATACGGATTAAAAAGTTACAGTAGCATAAAACATACCACAAGCAACCCAAAACATTATGCATAATACGCATACAGTTTCGTCTGTTCTCACTCTTTTACCTCCTTTGTGAAATAGTTAATTCTACCGAATGACAAGAACATTCAGCACCTTTTAATAAAATTTTGATTAGTCTTTGCGTTGGTCTTTTTGACCGTCTGCTCTGGCTATTCGATTCGTATCGGGCTTGATACCCATTGCAGCTCGACACATTGCATCTATACGAATCATATCATTATCCATTTGCCTGATTCTATCTATCAAGGCAACAATCATTTGATGTTGAGTATCTAACTTTTTATGTAAGTCAGCTATCAACGATTTAAATAATGTCCAAACTAGATAACCAAGACCTATCGCTACCACTGCTGGTATACCGATAGTTTCTACTACTGTTATCCATTCACCTGTCATTATTATTAGTCGTCACCTTTGGTAACTTTCTTTTGCTTTTCGTATGTCCTAAGTCCAGCCATGCCAAGCATAGCCATTAGAATCGTAGACAGTTGTGAAAAGTCAAACTCAGGTAAACTTACTTGAATACCTGCGATGTTAACACCGAACTCAACTATTGGAGCTAAGATGAAGTGGTATGCCATAGCAATGCTACATACCCAACCTACAGAAGGTCTCCAACCTGCTACAAATAAAGATTTGTGTCCGGCTTCTATTTTATTAATTTGTACTTGAGCAAGATTAGCAGTTTGTAATTGTGTCTTGAGTTCATGCTCAAGTTTCATTTTTAAGTTTTTGTCTGCGACAAACTTATTTAAAACACTACCTGCTATTCCTACTACTGAATTTGTTATTGGGTCTGGCATTATTCCTCCGGTTCAAAATGTAAACTTTTATTTAATATTCCTTTTAGTGAATCTAAAACTACTTCTGGTATCTCTTCAACTTCTAAGAGCTGTCTAGGACTTAGTTGTATCATATACAAATCCATTAAGTCTTCGTATATCTTTCTAAAATCTTCTCGCTTTATCCAAGGCATGTTATTACGAGAACGAGCTTTACAATCTATTTTGTAAGCTTCGTCTAAGTCTTTTTCTCTATAGAGTATCAATTAGTAGCTCCAAACTCTAGGAGTAGCTCTAGAGTTATCCATATCTAAATGAATAAATCTTGAAGCACGGTCTCCTTTTTGTGCGACTCCAATCCTATTAATGCCCTCTTCGATAGCTATCTTTATAAGAGTCATAGCTTGTTCGCCATTAACCAATATATCCATAGCTTTGCCTGTTGTATGAGCACCCGGATTATCCTTTGCAGCTTCTATAGGGTGCTCAGTGGAACGATAGGCACTGCTTACTTTAAAAGGAAAACCACAGCGTTCCCTAATTCTTTCTATGGTCTGCATAAATGCCCAGTCCATATCGCACTGACCAGTATGCCTACACTTTAATTCGTCTTCGTTAAAATATTTATACATTATTTAGAATTTTTTACAGAGTTAATTATGGCTTCAACATCTATGTAATTCATCCCGCCATAAAATTTCTCATTATTTTTAATTTCTGCTCGAATTTTTTTTAATACTTTAGAAACTTGTTCATCAGTTAGCTTGTTTAATTTTTGAACATCTGAAATTGATAGTTCATTAGTAAGATTTTTAATTTGTTTAATTTTTTTGGAAATTAGTTCGTCTGGTAAATTTTTATTTTTCTTTACCATATCTTTTAAAAACCTATAATCTTCTTGTTTTGTAAAAAATAACTCTCTTAAAGTATTTTCATAGTCATCTAAATCTAAAGAAAAATCTTTTTCCATTTTATTTAAGCGACTTTTATCAAAAGTTAGCACCCCAAAATTTTTAAATTTATCATCTATCAAAAAGTTTTCTAAACTTTTAGTATCTCCTTGTTTAGGTGTACTAGGAATCTTTATATCTTTACCTTTTAATTTTGAATAATTAAGTTTTACTAACTTTGCTATCTTTCCGCCTACAACTTTTTTCATTCTAGCATTTCTGGTAGGCATAACAAGATTGCTTATTATTTTAGATACTTCAGTAGCTTGTTCTCTTTTATCTTTACCTTCAAAGACTAAAAAATCTTTTTTGCTCATTGCTTCTTTAAAAGCTTTTTTATTTGATAGTTTTTTAAGTTTTCCATTTACTTCTCTAATTGTAGGAAATAAATATTCTTTACCATCATCTGCTTCCATAGAAGTTGTTAGTAAAGTATGTTTGCCTTTGTATAATTCTCCTTCTGGGTCAGTAGCTCTTTTAAACCAAGACTTATCTTTAACCATATCTAAAACTGTATCTTCTACTAAATATTCTGCACCACCTGTAAATTTCTTTTGTCTTCTCTGTAGTGTTTTTAATAAACCACCTTTTACTTTTGGTTGTCTAATATACTCTAGTCCTGCTTCCTCAAATGCATTTTCTAAATAATTTTCTAACCAATTTTCTCTTCTATAAAATGTTCTATCTTCTTCTAAACTATCAAAAATATCTGATTGTTTTACAAAATCTTGTAGTTTTTTAATTTTTTTATTTCTTTGAATATCATCTTTAGTTTTAATAATATTGTTTACTTTTTTATCTATTTTAGAATTAAAGTCTTGAACTTTATTTATATAAGCCTGTGCTGATTTTTCCTTTTCGATTTTTTGAGCCGGAGTTAAATTTTTATCTTTTAATTGTTTGTTTATTTTATTTGTAACTTTTAAAGCTGCAATTCTTGCAAGAGATGTTAAACCACCAAATATAAAACCTATTCTGTCTTCTTCGTCTTGAAAAGCAGGTCCAGCTTGTTCGTCATAAGGAACTCCAGTCATTCTGTCAACTCTTTGGTCAGGTTCTATAGGAGCATTAGGTATATTAACTTCTCCTCCGGTTGAAAAACTACCTTTAAATTGTTTTTCAGGTAAATCTACTCCTAAAGTTTCTGCAATAGTTTCATACATATCTTTGTCAAGTTCTCTAAAATATTTATTTATATTTTTCTTAGTTCCTTTACCAAAGATTAAATCATAAGCAGCAACTCCGGGAGCATTTCTAGAAGCTAAATCTCCTACACCAGTTCCAAATCTAATCATATCTACTACATCTTGAGCTGCTGGACCTAATAAAGATTTAGGTACACCAACTAAAAGATTACGATTAAACTCTAATTCTTTTGTAAATCTATCTCCATATTCAAAAGGACCAAACCCACCAAATCTTCTTACTCCTCTAGCTATTACTTCTCCCGGCTCTTTATTTTCTAAAGACTCTCCTCGACTTCTAATTGCATCACCAATAACTGCAATGCCAGTCATAGATATAACAGTTGCTATGGTTTTAGGATTAGTTTTAACAGCTCTTTTAAAATTACCTCTAAGTGCATCTGGAACACCTGATTCT